TTAAACGAAGCTGAAGGAAGAGTTGCAGTAAGATTAAAAAGTTTAATTAGAAAGTTTAGGTTTATAAAAGAAGTACAAAACGATACCTCTAAAATTCATGTAGGTGTAAATGCACAAGAAGTACAAACAGCTTTTACTGATGAAGGTTTAGACAGTAACGATTATGCTGTAATTGAAACATCTGGTCCTAAGTTAGGAGTTAGATACAACGAGTTATTCGCCTTCATAATCTCAGCTTTATAATACTAATGACTGAATCAATCTCACACTTTCTCGACACTGCTCTAGCTGTTATTCTAGGTGCTATCGGATGGGTTATAAAGAAACTATCGGATCGCTTAGACACAGACGAGAAACGATTAACAAAGATTGAAGTAGAGTTAGCTACGCAACGAGAACGAGATACTGCTGTTGAGAACCGTATGAGTGGATTAGAAGTCACTGTAAAAGAAATTAACGGTAAACTAGATAGAATGATGGAGATATTAATTAAACGATGAAAAAAGGATTATACGCAAACATTAACAGAAGAAGAAAGCTAGGCATTAGTCGTAGCAAGAAGAAGTCTACTATATCACCTAAGTCCTACGCAAATATGAAGCGTGGGTTTAAAAAGTAATGAAGCGTAAGTTAAGTATAAAGAAGCCTAAAGGTAAGCGTTTTGTTAAAATAGTTAAAAACCCTAAGACAGGCAGAAAGAATCGCATAGGTTACGGTCAAGCAGGTAAAGCTAAAGATGGAGGCGATAGAATAAGACCTGGCACTGCAAAAGCAAATGCATACTGTAATAGGTCTAATAATATCGAAGGCGATTGGAGGAGTAATCCTAACAGCCCTAATAATTTGAGCCGTGATAAATGGAAGTGTAAAGGGAATAAATCAGTAGCTTAACAAATGCCTCAGTAAGAAGTTGATGAGATGACAGAGATAAACGCAAACGCATCCGCTAAAGTACAACTCGCTTTTGCTGCAAAGGTAATTGCTTTGGTAGGAACTGCGGTTTGGGGATATTCAGTAATTGTCAACCGCCTAAATACCATTGAAATGGATATATCTAGGATTCAACATGAGCTTAATTTGAACTCAGAATTTCGCATAAGATGGCCTCGTGGGGAGATCGGTTCACTACCTGCTGACGCTACCCAAGACATGAACATTGAACACCTAAAGACTAGGGTGAATAAACTAGACGAGCACGTAGATAAGTTGCGTTACGGTGTTCCTACGACTAGAGAATAATAACAATATGAAGACTTTTGAAGAACTAGGTAAATTACAAGGTTATGTAGCAGATACCTACAAATCAGCTATCGATCAGATGCACGAGACTGGTGAGTACAATCCATCACTACTGAACGGTGCTAGACAATTACTTAAAGATAATGAGATTGTATTAACAAGTGGGAAAGATACTCCCCTTAATGACCTACTCAATGAAGTACTCCCCTTTGAAGATGATATACAACTAAAGCAAAAAGTAGCTACAAAGTAATAACAACACCGAAAGAGAGAGACAAAAGAGTTGGATTGTGAGTATCGATAAACTTAAACAACTCAAGGACTTCCGTAACTTCTTATATGTAGTTTGGAAACACTTGAACCTACCTGATCCTACTGGATTACAATATGACATTGCAGACTTCATGCAACACGGTCCTAAACGATCTGTTATCATGGCGTTCCGTGGAGTAGGTAAGTCTTGGATATGTTCTGCCTATGCTGTACATCAACTCCTCCTAGACCCCACTAAGAACATCCTGGTTGTATCTGCTTCTAAGAACCGTGCTGATGACTTCTCCACCTTCACCTTGAAAATCATACACGACATTCCTGTTCTTCAAGGACTAATCCCTAAAAAGGATCAAAGGTTCTCTAAGATAGCCTTTGATGTTGGTCCTGCTCCAGCTGCTCACGCACCTTCCGTTAAGTCCCTTGGTATATCCTCTCAGCTAACAGGTAGCCGTGCAGACATTATCATTGCTGATGACATCGAAGTACCTAATAACTCTGCTACTCAAGGAATGCGTGATAAGCTAGATGAACAAGTAAAAGAGTTTGAAGCTATTCTAAAGCCCTTAGACACCTCTAGGATTCTCTTTCTAGGGACACCCCAATGCGAGGACTCTATTTATAACAAACTACGTGAGAGGGGCTATGACGCTCGTATATGGACCTCTGAGTATCCAAGTGAAGACTTAGTACTTAAGAACTACGATAACGATATTGCTCCGTACTTAACTGAAAGGATAACAGATGAGACAGTAGGACGATCTACAGAACCCTCTAGGTTTACTGATCTAGACCTTGAAGAAAGAAAGCTGTCGTACGGTAGGACTGGGTATGCTTTACAGTTCATGCTTAACCCTCGTTTGTCGGATGCTGATCGGTATCCTTTAAAGGTTAACGATTTAATTATAACAGATGTGGATGTAGACCTAGCTCCTGAAAAGATTATGTGGTCCTCTGATCCATCCTTTGAAAATAAAGATATTCCTAACGTAGGTCTAGGTGGGGATAGATTTCATAAACCCTTTAAGATATTAGGTGATATGATTGAGTACACAGGGTCTGTGTTGTCTATTGACCCTAGTGGTAGAGGAAAGGATGAAACAGGATATGCTGTTGTTAAGATGCTTAACGGTCAACTCTTTGTTCCAGAAGCTGGTGGGTTAAAAGGTGGATATGATGAACAAACTCTTAAACAACTAGTCTACATTGCCAAGACTAATAAGGTTAACAAAATTATTATAGAGTCTAACTTTGGAGATGGTATGTTCATGGAACTACTTAAACCTTTGTTTATGACTACCTATCCTTGTTCCATTGAAGAAGTAAGACATAACAAACAAAAGGAACTTAGAATCATTGATGTCCTTGAACCTGTCCTTAATCAACATAAACTTATTATTGATCCTTCTGTTGTTCAACAAGACTATAAGAGTGCTCAGTCCTATCCTATTGAACATCAAGCTAAGTATATGCTTATCTATCAACTATCAAGGATAACAAAGGATAAAGGTAGCCTTATTAACGATGATAGATTAGATGCTCTCTCTATTGCTGTTAACTATTGGGTAGAACAAATGAATCAAGATGTTAACAATAACATTAACTATCGTAAACAGGAACTCCTGGACAAAGAACTAACGTCCTTTGTAGATACATTTAACAAAGCTAAAGGCTCTTATAACAGTAACCTTTGGATGTGATTAATGTAAGTGCTTCGGTAGTTAGTTTAAATACATATCTTTACAGATACTACTTTTAAAAGAGGGTCGACCCTGACGAAGACCCTCCTCCTTTTAAAGCTCTTTATTAATTATATATGTTAAAAAGAAAGATACTATTGGTCTTTAGACACACCTATCCTTAAAAAGTTTTTTAATAAAGAGAAGGTTAAAGAAGGTCTTTGTCTTAGTCTTTACTCTTAAAGGATTAGAAGGAGAAGAACGAAGTATCGACTTCTTGTTAAAGTTACTTTAAAGTAGTTTTTAAAAGATAGTCTTTAAAGAAAGACTCCTTATGAGTTATAGATAACATTATAAACGATTTTCAGATTTGTAAAGCCTTAAATTTAAAGATATGGACATAGATACTCAGACAGACTTGTTAACCAACGACTTATGTAATTTAATAAATCGTTATAAAGGGGAGTTCGATTTGAATGACCAAACAATCTTAGGTGTACTGGAGTTTGTTAAATACGATATATTAGCTACCAGTGTCATCCTTTTAGAACTAGATGATGAAGAAGATGATGAAGACGAAGAAGAGATAATGTGAGACACGTACAAACAGAAATCTATTGGATAGTAGCTATGATCATGTTCTTTTTAGAACGAGATGTACTAGTAGATTGCTTCTTTATGATGCTAGAAATAATCATCAGACTTTGTTTTTAAACAAAAGTATATTGGATTTTTGGTAGAAAAATTTGAGGGGCTTACGCTATATACGCGAACGGAAAAAACCCCCTCGATACCCCTCTAAAATTACTGTGGGGGTGGCATACTGTTAAAATTAATTTCATAACTCGTTGATATTCAACGTAAATCGTACAATATAGATTATGTCTAATTACTGGTAATCAACGACTTAGGTAATACTACACGAGTAAAGCAAAACCTATTCAATTTGTTAGAGTACTACACGAGTAAAGCAGGTTGATCGCTTGGATCTTATTGATAAT